TCATAACGCATTTGATTCTCATCAACTAGGGCCGATGCAATCATCGTGTCTACAATTTTACCGTTAATACTTAAACCTAAAGACTTAATCCAACATACGTCATACATGGCGTTGTGGAATATTTTTAATGAGGGTGTTTTAAGTACATCTTGAAACCATCCTAGGACTTTCTTACGATCCATATTACCACCACCTTCATGAGCAATAGGATAATAACCAGACCAGCCAGTTACAGCTACTGCAATACCAGTGACATCTCCTTTACCTACAACGTTGCCTGATCCCATTTTCATAAGATCTGGGTCTTTTGTTTCTAAGTCAATTGCGATCTCATCATATTTAGATAGATCCGGAAATTCTTCTGGTGGTAACCATTCTGTTTGTGCTTTAAATAGTGGTATCTGCATTTGTGTCCTTCCATTTTTTATAACCATCGGTCCATGTTTCTTTTTTCTTTACGCTTGTTTGGGATTGTGGATAGTCTCTCTCTATCGCCATTTCACAATAGTGAATAGCTTTTAATAAATCTTCCTTCTTATTTTTTTGCTTGTGTCTACATAAATATTTAATAGCGTTCCCCTCCGCGAACGGTATGTTATTTTTATTTATGAATTCACTTGGCTGAATAACCATCGATTGATAGTGATTCCCGCCTACCTGCTTTTTATATGCTTTACTCATATTATATTAAATACCCTTTCTCGTATCGTTTTGGTTCAATTATGTGTAAGTTTTCTTTTGTTCTAGTTGCACCCACATAGAACAATCTGTTTTCATCGTCTGGATCTCTTTCATAACCTTTCATTGTATTTTGTGTTAAGTCTGTTAATAACACAACATTCTGTGATTCACCACCTTTAGCTCCATGAATTGTTGATAATTCTATTCGTGGTTTTTCATTTAACTTTTCTCCATTGGCTCTCATCTTTCTTAAGTAATCTACATTAGTTTGTCCTGCATCATTAAATGCTTCATACCAAACTGTTTTTACTTTTAATCCATAATCTTTAGTTAATTTATCAATGCCATAAAACGCATCTTTCACCATCCCTTTTATTCTATTCTTATCCCAATTCTTAGGAGTCATGTATTTTGAAATACTTTCTATTTGTTTGTAGGATACAAGTTGTCCTTTACGCGCATTCTCCCAAGCTGTAGCTGCTTCATGAAGATCTTTCTCTGTTCCTCTTCTGTATTTAGAAGAGTAGTAAAGTCCTCTTTGATATAAAGACTCCTCAATTTCCCTTAGTAAATATTTAGTTCTAGCTAGTATGAGCCATTCTCCAGAGGACATATCGATTGTGTCAGCGCTAAAATGTCTATGTAAACTTCCTTGATTAACTTTTGGTTTCCAACTCTTATCTATTCTGTTTCTTATTCTATTAATAATACCCATCGCTACACCGTGAACTTTAGCGGGTATCCGATAGGATTGTGTTAATGGTAAGTACTGTCCTTTTAAAGCTATAAAAGAATCTACATCAGCTCCTGCCCATTTATAAATAGCTTGATCATCATCACCGGCAATAAAAGAATCTTGAGTTTTATTCCAAATAGTTTTTGCCATATCCCATTGCATTAATGATAGATCTTGTGCTTCATCTATGAATACTACATCAAACTTTGGTGACTTATCTGCTTTGGTAAATTCCAAAATCATGTCATTAAAATCTATTAGGTTGTAGTCTTTCTTATATCTTTTTAATTCATTAGCTATAATTCTAAGCGTACTACGTTCTAAGTCTTGTGTGTGTTCATTTAAATCAAATTGTTGTTCCGGTGTAATATTTCTAAGTTGTGCCAGCTGTATAATTCTTAGATATTCACTATCCGAACTAAAGGTACTTCCTTGATCTTCTTGAAAATCTGCATAGGTAACTGGAAAACCTAACTTTTTTCCTAGATCTTTATAATGTCGTGGTTGCATAACTTGTTCTTTCTTAATTCCCAGTCTTCTAAACGCCAATGAATGAAGAGTCCTAAAGTATGGAAGATCATCTTCACCCAAGTTAAATTTTTTTATTGCTCTGTCTCGTGCTTCGTAGGCAGCCTTCTGCGTAAATGCAAAATAACCTACTTTATCAGGATCGGTTTGTTTTAAATATTCATCAACCTTATTTAATAAAGTTGTAGTCTTTCCTGTACCTGGTGGTCCTAATACAATAGTTCTCATAGTATATGTGTAATTAAAATAGTTGCTACACAAATAACCGTCATTAATGCTAAGTCATCCGTCATTAGTATACATCCTTTGGTTTAAGTTGTTTTTGAGTATAGTCATCTGTTTTTTTATCGAATTGTTTAACAACAAATACAGAGATTCTTTCTTTACTTATACGTTTGTCGTCGCACTTACATACATCTTTCAACATTTGTGCAGTTCGTTGATAATTTACATCCCAACGTTTTCTAAGTAAGAATTGATTATAAAATTTATCAAAGATAAAATGATGGTGACCATCTTTTGTTAAGACTCCTCCACGTTTTAAATCCTTAATGTCAGATCCCATGTGTCGATCTAAACAAAACTCTTCTAAATGATTCTGTAATTGATCTGCTGTTGTTACACCTTCTGGTGGATCTATTGGTTCGTGATTCTTCATTAATGGGTTTATGATCGTATCCCAATCTCTTGATTTAACTGTAGGTGGTTTAAAATCTAGTTGTTCCATACATGCTTCCTGAAACAAACTTTGTTGTTTTAAATATTTAACGTTCTCTAAATGTAATCTTTCACCATCTACGTTCAAGTAATAATATGGTTTTTCTAATTTTATTTTTTGTAAATCTGTTAATGCAGGAAATACTATTTCTTCTCCTATACCAAACTTTCTTCCTCTACATAATTTTTTATCACATAAGTTACACATTGGAGCGTCATTACATTTATATCCCCAATCTTTTTTACCATGTTGAGTTTTAATTATTTCTACTTCTGACTCACTCAATGGTATAGTAGATGCTGTTGCATTAAACAAAGTCATCTTACTTTTCCATTCTGCTGGCCATTTCTTTTTTGCATAAACTCCAAAATGAAATAAAGAATTATTTCTTCCACCTTCTGGAATCTTGTTTAATGCCATCAACTCTATACAAGGTGGTGCATCATCATACTCGGACTTTGGTCTTTCTATTTTAATCTTTGTGATGTCTTTTTGTTTTGTGTAATCATATAGTTCGTAAAATTCCTCAAGAGTCGCTGCTTCTCCATCACCTTTAAATGCATATCTTGTAGTCTTGTTACCATTAAAGTAAGGTAGATTTAAAAAGTTACCTGTGTCATCTTGAGATTTTAATTGAATTTGTTTTGGAAAAACTTCTGAGTCGCCGTAGCCTAGTAGTGTTTTGATTTCTGTTAGCTTGTCTCTCATTCTTTCTGCAGCTACCGGTTGTTCGGAGAAAAGAAAGACATGGGCTCCTCCGCTCTTGGATCTACACACAATGAGTGGAAGCTTTAAAGCTATTATTTTATCTATTAATTTTTTATGATCAAATCCTGCATAGGAATCTATGTCTACACATCCCCATATGCATTCATTGCTTTCGTTAATTGGAATGATACCTAGACTTTGTTTACCTTCTAGGTGCATCTTCCAAAGATTAGGAGTGACTGGTTTTCTTACAACAAAGGACTGACCTTTTAATTTGACACCATTCTCAACAGGAGTGCTAACTTTAGTACACCCATGGGCACGCTCTAATCCTTTAAATATTTTTTCAAACATAATTTTTAAACGGGCGCATCAACTCTCGCTTCCGCGCCCGCCTCCTAGGATTTCGCTTAGTATGGTGAATCTGTTTTTGATTCGTCCGAAGTATGTTTAATCTTTACGTCACCTTTGCCTAATCTTTCAGCAAAGTTTTTAGCAATTTCATAAACACCTTTGTCAGACACTGGTCCTACTTTAGACACTTCCCATCCAAACCATGTTCCTTTGTCATTAGACATCTGAACAGTTTTTAGATTGTAAATGTGGCTGTATGTAGGCGGTGTAAATAAGCCGTTCTTACCTTGTAGCTTAATACCCATCATGATTGAATTCCACTTACGACTAATTTTTAATTGAGTCGCTTTCATAGAAATCATAGCAGTTGTTGGACTCTTGCCCAATACCACTACATAATGGTTAGCCGTGTTCTCTAGGTAATTACCATTTGGTAAACGGTCTTTAAAGGACTTATCCCTAGTAGTTGTACTCACTATATCGCTATCTGCGTTGTGAATTGCTACTGGTGCTCCTTTACCCTCACCTCTGTCTTGCCATTCTACGTATTTTCTTTCATAGAATACTGGCAAAACCTCTATCCCTTTAGTTCCGTTATAAACTTCGTTTGTAACGGTGTTTAGAATCATGCCTGGTTCAGCACCTTCGACATATTTCCCATCCCTTTTATTTACTTCAGGAGATAGCTGTCCTAATACTTTCAGAAAAGGTAACGCAAGATCATCTTGTGTCATATTCTGAGAGCCTTTGTCTGCATCAGCTTCAAACATATTGACTGCTAATGCATTCTCTTTCTTCGTTGTTACTTCTTGGTTCATGTTTATTGTTTCCTTTTTATTGTTGTCTTATTTCCAACGAATACGTTGAAAAGTTCCGTTGGCATTTCTT